TCACGGCTCCTCCGGCGCGGCTTTGAGCAGGCCGCGCGATACGTGGGTGAGTGCGAGGGTGTAACCGGCGCGGTGTGCGTCGGTGAGCTGGCCGGCAGTGGGCGTGTGGCGTCGCGTGACCCACTGCACCGTCAGGAGGTGTGCGCCGATAGCGATTCCGGCCAGGACGACGAGGCCGGCCGGGGTGGTGAGGGTGTGGCGCATGGTGCCTCCGTGCGGGTTATCCGGCGTCGTTGCCGGGGGGCGTGCGTAGGGTCTCGACCATCGAGTTGAAGAGCCGCCGCGAGGTGGGGTCGGAAGGGATGCCGAGTTCGTCGGCGGCCTCGTCGGGGGTGATCTGTCGGCGGCCGTCTGGGTTCTGGGCGGCTGCCAGTTCCTCGGCGGACAGGATGCCCGCGCGCACCAGGATTTCGCTGAGCGGCTGCCCGAGGGCGTCCGCGAGCTGCGCTAGGACGGCGACGTCCGTGGCTCCCTGGCCGGTGAGAATGCGGCTGACGGTGGCACGGCCGATCCCGCTGTCCTCTGCGAAGCGGGTGCGCCCGCCCCCGCGCGGGGACAGCTCGTAGCCGCGGCGTACGAGCTGGTCGTGAAGCCACCGGCCGAATTCGTGGGCCTGCTGGGCAGCCCGATCCGTTTGTTCCATGGGTGGAACGTACCGCCCACGGGCGGTACGTACACGGGCACCCCCCGCCTAGCCATCAGAGCTTCACGATTTGCGCACACACCAGCCCCCCGACGTGCAAATTTACTCGAACTTGCGCTCGATCGTGCCCCTGTCGACCACCCCTGTCAACCGTAAGGGAACGCGTCGTTCCCCTTGCTTGCCATCGTCCACACGCTGCACTAACGTTCCACTCGTGGACGGAAGGTACCGTCCACGAAAGGACGGACCATGTACGACCGCACGGCACTGCACTCGGCCGCCCACGACATGGGCGACCGCACCCCGTCGGACCTCGCCCGGCGGTTGAAGGTTGCACGAAACACGGGCTGGAGGCTCTGGCACGGCAAGACCGCGCCGAGCGCGGCCCTGATCGCCCTCGTGGAGCGCGAGTACGGCGTGACCGCTCGGCAGCTCACCCGGCGCGCCACATGACCGGCGCCGTCATCCCCCGCGCCGACGCCATCCGGAACGCCAGGGCCGCCCTGGACTGGGCCCGCGCCCGCCGCGACGCCGACCGCGCCGCCGGGCGCCTCGCCCCCGAAGTTGAGCTGATCCTCCGCCGCCTCGAACGCCAGCAGCGCGAGCAGCAGCTCAACACCCCCCACGCCGCCTGAAAACACACGTGGGCCGCCCCGGATTGCGCCCGGGACGGCCCCGCCACGACCCGTGAGGAGACACGACTCGTGAACACCAAGCACACTACCCGCCGCCCGCTCCGCGCCGCCCAGGCCATCCGGGGCGGGCAGGCCGCCCGCCGCCACATCACCCGCACCGCCGTGATCCGCCGCCAGCTCGGCCAGATCGCCCCCGGCGTCGCCGTCGTCTGCATGGTCCCGGTGACGACTGCCGGAGCACGCGGCACGCACGTGATGCTGCTCAACGACCTGGCCCAGCCCATCGGCGGCGCCGTCGAGCACCGCGCGGCCGGCCGCCTGATCCGGGCCGCGTTCCCCGCCGCTGGCCGGGACACCGCCCACGACTACTACGTGCAGTCCGGGCGTCTGGTCGACGCCACCCCCGCGGCCCCGGCCGCGCTCGGCACCGACACCGCCCCGGCCGCCCTGTGATCCGCCCCGGGCTCACCGCAGCCGGTGACCGCGTCCGCCTGCCCGTCGGTGAGCAGCTGCTTGCCCCGCTGGTCGACGCGCTCGCCATCGCCTACACCGAGGACCCCGAGACCGTCGGCCGCCTCCTCACCGGGCACGCCGTGAGCGTGCTCGCCCTGGACGTCGCCGTGTGCTCCGAGGACGTGCCGGAGTACATCCGGGCCATGCGCGCCGCCGAGGCGGACGGGTCCCGCGAGGCGCTGCTCGACGGCCTGCCTGCCGAGGTGCAGCAGGACCCGCTGCTCCTCCCGGACGACGCGATCACTCTCGCCACTCGCTTGACCCGCCTCGCTTCGTACATCCGTCTGCACCCCCGAAAGGCCCGCCGAGCATGACCGTCGCCACCCTGCCCTTGCCCCCCGCTCCGGCCACAACAACGGCCGCGCTCGCCACGCCGACCTACCAGCCCGCCCCGTTCGGCCCCGCCGAGGGCACGCCCAACGTGTTCGGTGCCATCGCCGCCGTGATGCGCGACGTGATGCCGGTCGCGAAGGATCAGGAGAACACCCAGCAGCGCTACAAGTTCCGTGGCATCGACGACGTCATGTCCGCCATGGCGGGTCCGCTCCGTGCCCACGGGGTGTTCATCCTGCCGACAATCGCCGCGCACCACGCTGAGCGGCGCGGCGAGAAGATGACGCACGTCACGATCACCATGCGGTATCACGTCTATGGGCCCGCGGGTGACTGCCTGATCTCTGAGGTGCCCGGCGAGGCGAGCGACTTTGCCGACAAGGCCACGAACAAGGCCCAGTCCGCCGCGCTCAAGTACCTCTTGTTCACCCTGTTCATGATCCCCGTGGATGGCCGATCGGTGGACGACGGCGACCGTGACACTCCGGTCGAGCCGACATCGGGGCACCGCGCCGAGCGGCAGCAGAACCAGCAGCGCCGCCAGCAGCGCCAGCAGAACGGCCAGCAGCGGAGCCAGCGTCAGCAGGGCGAGCAGCTGCGCCGGAGCGACCGGGCCGAGCCGGGCCCGGGGGAGCGGCAGGGCGAGCAGCAGCAGCGTCGCGACTACCTTTCCGAGGCTGAGCGGGCGGACAACCCCCATCAGTTCGCGAAGATCCGTGCCGCTGCCGCCGAGAACGGCGCCCCGGCCGAGTTCCTGGCCCGCCTCGACGCGATCGACGCCAGGAAGCGGCAGGCCGCCCAGCAGGGCCCGCGCATGGAGCGGGCGAAGGACCCGGCCGACGAGGCTGCCGAGGCCGAGAACGCGCTCCGGCTCGCCGCGTCGCGCGCCAACCTCCCCACGCTGGACGCCGACTTCCAGACCGTCTACGGCATCCCCGTCGAGCAGGCGACCGCCCAGCAGCTCAACACGTTCCGCGCGAAGATCGAGGCTGCTGGGGGTGCCCAGTGACCACCGTGGTGGAGAAGCCGCAAGCGCCCGACCCGGCATACCTCGCCGCTGTGCTCCGGCACCGGCAGGCCATGGCCGCCCAGCTCGACCGCGCCAAGGCCATGTTTGCCGACGTGGACGCCGACGCATCTGCGCTGCTCGCGCAGCAGTACAAGGCCACCAAGAGCACACGGGCCGAGGTGACGCTCCCGGACGGCGAGACGAAGTTCGCGACCGTGACTCGCGTCGGTGGCGAGGCCGAGGCGCAGGTGACCGACCGTGAGGCGTTCACCGCGTGGGTTCGGGACACGTACCCGGAGTTCTGGAGTTTCAAGATCGTTCCGGCTCGCACCGTAACCGTGGTCGACGATGCGTTCGTGGACCGGGTGTTGGCGTCGGTGAGCGCCGCCAACGGCCCGGAGTACGCCGACCCGGACTCGGGCGTTGTGCACGACGTACCGGGAGTCTCGATCCGGCCGACGCGCCGCGCCTACTGGCGGTGGCTGTTCAGCCGCTCCACCAAGTCCCAGCCGCTCGACGGCCGCGAGCTGGCCGCGCAGGCAATCGCCACCGGGCAGATCAGCACGGACACGCCGCCCGCCCTCCCCGCGGCCCCGGCCGCCGAGCAGCCCGCCGCCGAGTAGCCACCCCGCAGGGCCCGCCCGCCACCGGGCGGGCCCCGGAAGGACACCATGCGCATCACCCTCATGACCCACGACCAGCGGGCCGCGCTCGGCGCCGAAATCGCCGGGCACAACTCGGCCGCCCCCGAACTGGTCGCCGCCACGGTGGCCGCCGCTCCGGCCGCCGACGTTGCCGCCATCGTCGCCCGGCTGCTGGCCGTCGAGCAGCTGCTCGCCACCACCCGCGAGACCCTGGCCCGCCTCGCCGCCGACGCCGACGACTACAACGTGCCCGAGATCCTGTGGGAGCTGGAGAAGGCCGGGGCCGCTGTCCCCCGGGCCGACCTGGAGCACGCCGAGGCCATGCTCGACGCCATCGGCCGGGCAGGGGCGTTCTGATGACGGCTGCCGCCCGTCTCGACCGGGCCCGCCGCCACCTCGACACCCCGCCGCCCGCCACGGTCCCCGGACAACTCGCCGTAAAGGTCGAGCCCGCGCCGCGCCCCTGCGAGGACGGCAACCCCCAGTGCGCCGCGCTCCCGACCCGCCCGTACCCGTGCGGCCCCCGGTGCGACACCCACCAGCCCGCCAACACCCGCCCGTACTACCAGCCGAGGAGGTCGACCACGTGACCGTCGCTTTGCTCCCGCCGATCTCCTACGGCCTCGCCGCTCACATCGACGACCAGGCCCTCACGGAGGGCCCGCGGTTCGTGCGCACGGGCGGCATGTCCCGCTGGCACCGCCCCCGCTCCGGAGTCCTCATGGCCGACGGCCGCACCATCTACACGGTGTGGTGCGGGCAGCAGGCCGGAGGGAGCATCCAGGCCCGCCCGCTGCTCACCGCCGAGACCGTGCTCGACGACCTGCCGGTGTGCGCTACGTGCGACGGGCGGGCCGTCGGCGCCGGGCAGGAACAGGACGGTCCGGCCGGTCGACGGCTGCTGTTCGGGCCGCGGACCCTTACCCCACCCCGGTGGTGCCCCGGCTCCCGCACGGACCTGTACGAGCCCCTGCCGGGCGGCACGGCCGCGGAGTGCCTTGCCTGCCGCGACGTGCACCCCATCCGGGCCATGGGCGGCCCGTACGCATCCCGCGCCGCGATCGTTCAGCACCCGCCCGGCGAGGCCCTGTTCGCCCCGTGCGAGTTCCACCGCTGGAAGCACCCCGTCCGCGCCGCCGAGGGCCGCCTCGCCTGCGCCTGCGGACGCCCCCTCACCGCCCTCTGACGGCCCGGGGGCGAGGACGAGCCGCCGCGCCCCTCGCCCCCGGCGCCCACCCCCTGAGCAAGGAGCACAACCCCAGTGACATGGTTCAAAGTCGACGACACGGCGTACGGGCACCCCAAGGTGCTCAAGGCCGGGAACCCCGCGTTCGGACTGTGGACGCGGTGCGGCGCGTACGCCGCGCAGCACCTCACCGAAGGCACTGTGCCCGGCGTCGTCGCCCAGCTGTACGGCACCGCCCCGCAGGTGCGCCGACTCGTCTCGGCCGGCCTCTGGCACGAGCACGGCCACACCTGCCCGCACCCGAAGTGCAAGCAGCCCGCCCCCGGCGACTACTACATGCACGACTTCCTGATCTACAACCCGTCGAAGGCGACCGTGGAGCAGGGCCGCGACCGCGCCGCCGACCGGCAGAAGCGGGCCCGCGACCGCGCCGCAGAACGGCAGAACCAGACACGTAATCACGTGGATTCGTCGTCGAATCGCGACTCTTTTACGGGTGAAAGGTCGACGGAAAATCTCGAAAGTGGTTCGGAAAGCATCGCGTTTCCGGAGCTTTTCGCAGGTCAGGAGGGGTTGTCACACCGTGACGGTGTGGACCCGTCACGGTCCCCCCGACCCGACCCGTCCCCTACTACCTCCTTCGGAGGTAGTAACCCCCCTACCCCCAAGGGGGAGAGGGCAGCTGCCGCCGCTCTGGTCGATGAGTGGTGGTCGTCGTACGGCCGGGGCACGGCGCAGTCCCGGAAGACGGTTCACCGTGCGGTCGAGGACGCCCTCGGCAACGGGCTGGACGAGCAGCTGCTCGCCGCTGCGCTTGACCGGCTCGGCCAGACCTCGAAGCCGGTAACGGGCGGAACGCTCCAGTTTGCGCTGTCGGACCTCCGCCGCCCCGCTGCCGGGGCCGCTGTGATCCCGCTGAACCCGAACGCCCCGCGTCCCCTCGGCCGCGCCGCCCAGGCCGCCGCGTGGATGGCCGCCGCCGTCCAGAACGACCCGCAGGAGGAAGCCCAGTGATCCGCGCCCACGTTGCCGCTCTGCTGGCCTACGTCGACAAGCTCGACCCGACCCGGGCCCCGACGACGGAGGAGGCCGTCCTTGAACGGCTCGACGCGTGGGCGGATGTGCTGCTCGACGTGGCACCCCGGGCCCCGCACCCGGAGGGCCACGACTGGGACGCGTCGCACGTGGTGCGCCGTCACATCGCGAGCAGTCCGTACCCGATCAAGCCGTCCGACGTGTCCCGTCCCTGGTACGCGTTCCAGGCGGACGTGATCCGCCGCCACGCGGGCACGTTTGAGCCGACTCTCCACCCGGAGATCGATCCGGACGCCCCTCCCGGCCGCGAGTACTTCGCCGCGGTCCGTGGGTCGATGCGGGCGGTTCTCTCCGGGGAGCAGCCCCCGGTGACCCTTCGGGCGATCGGTCCGGCCGCGCTCGCCCCGGAGACCCCGCAGCAGGCGTACCAGCGTGAGGAACTGGTGCGCCGGATGAAGGCGGGGCACCGCGCCGGCCGCGAGGAGAACGCCCGCCGCCTCGCGCTTGTGAGCCAGTTCCCGGATCTCCTTGCCGCGATGCACCGCCTGCCCGGTCAGCGCATGTGGAAGGGCTCCGTGGGCGGTAACCGCCGTGTGGCCGCGATCGTCGCGGAGGCCGAAGCCCGAGCCGCCAGCACCACCCGTGAGGAGCAGCCCGCATGAACCGCATGAAGCACGGCCGTACGCACCGCCGGAAGGCGCAGGGCCGAGAGCGCACCCGGAATACCACCGCGTGGCGCATCACGGCGAGTTGGGACTCCCGCCCGGACCGCCCGGCGGTGCGCACCACGTCGGACCGCAAGGCCCGCGACCGCATGATGCGGCAGTTCGCTGCCGACGGGGCGTACGTCATCGTCGAGGAGGCCGACGGCTTCCAGTGGCGGGCGTTCCGCGAGGTGAACGGCGCCGAGCAGCTGCTCGCGAACGAGCGGGCCGCCCGGGAGCAGGCGGAGGCCGCCGCCCGTGAGGCCCGGCACCGCGCCGACTACGACCGGCAGGTGCGCGTGCACGAGGCCGCTGCCGCCGACCGGGCCGCCGCCGAGCGCGACGACCTGGCCGCCCTGATGCGGCGCCCGCCGATCGCCCGCCAGGCCACCGGGCAGACCTCCGCCCGCCACGTCACCGGCAGCCAGCGGTGACCACCCAACTCCCGGACGCTGTCGTGGCGGTGGTCGCCGCGGCGATCCGTGACCACCCGGCCAGCAGCCCCGAGCACCAGGCCCAGGCCGCCGTGCAGCAGCTGCGGGAGCAGGGGTGGCACATCGCCGCCCCCGAGGTCATCGCAGCCGCCCTACGGGGCGCGTAGCCCCTTGCGGAGGGGGGGGTGCCCAGCAGATCCCAGCGCACCCCCCTCCGTGCTACCGTCCACCCGTGGACGGTACGTACCGTCCATGAACCGTGAGCCGTCGCTCAGACCGAAGGGACCCGCCATGCCGCCCAGGCCCCGCCCGACCGCCGCATGGCGCTACTGGTCCCGTGTCCGGTTCGACGGCCCCCTTTCGCTCGTGCGCGGGGTCACCGGCCGCTGCCACGAGTGGACCGGCTCGACGAACGAGAAGGGCTACGGCACGTTCTGGCTCACCAGGACCGTCAAGGCCCACCGGCACGCGTACCGCCTCGCCGGGCTCCCGCTCCCGGCCGAACTCGACGTTGACCACCGCTGCCGCAACCGCCGGTGCGTCCGCCCGAGCCACCTCCGCGCCGTCACGCACCGCGTGAACCTCCTCGCGAGCACCAACCACGTTGCGTTGCGCGCCGCCCAGACCGCGTGCCACCGCGGCCACCCGTTCGACGCCGTCAACACCATCCGCGCGAAAAACGGCACCCGGAAGTGCCGGGCGTGCAAGAACGCCGCCGCCCGCGCCGCCCGCACCACCACCCCCGAAAGGCAGGCCGCCTGATGGCAGGCGAAACCGTGATCACCATCGTCGGCAACCTCGTCGACGACCCCGAGCTGAAGTTCACCCCGGCCGGACACGCCGTGGCGAAGGTCCGCATGGCGTCCACCCCCCGCACGTTCGACCGGCAGGCGAACGAGTGGCGCGACGGCGAGTCCCTGTTCCTCACCGTCACCGCCTGGCGCTCCCTGGCCGAGAACGTCGCCGGATCGCTCCAGCGCGGCACGCGCGTCATCGTCCAAGGCGCCCTGAAGCAGCGCTCGTACGAGGACCGCGAGGGCGTCAAGCGCACTGTGTACGAGGTCGAGGCCGAGGAGATCGGCCCGTCCCTCAAGTCCGCGACCGCCGCCGTCACGAAGACCAACGGCAACCGGGGCCGCATCCGGCAGCAGCAGCCCAGCAGCGGCGGCTACGGAGCCCAGCAGCCCGCCCACGACCAGTGGACCACCGGCCAGCAGCAGAACGGATGGGGACAGGAGCCCCCGTTCTGACCTTCCCCGCCCGGCGACCGGTCGCACCGCCCGCCGCGCGCGTGAGCAACCCACGCCCCCTCGCTCCACATTCGAGAGGACCCCATGAACACCCAGCCCGACCCGACGCCCGCCGTGCAGGCGAGCCGTACCGCCGCCCGTCGCTCCGCCGAGGCCGATCGTGTCGCCGCGTTCGGTGTCTCGTCGGCGGAGGCCGCCGCGAACATCAAGGCCAACGTGCCGCTGCTTGCCGCCGCCGGTCTCCCGGCCGCCGTGCCGTGCACGGACCCGTCCCACACCGGCCCGATCCGGGCGCAGCTCGGCTGCACCGGGCCCGACCCGGCCGAGACCGTCGAGCAGCCCGCCGCCGCGCCCCCGCTCCTCGACCCGTTCACCGAGGCCGCCATACGCCGCGGAGCGCTTCTCGGCGGCGCCCTCGCCATCGAGGCACTGCCCCAGGATCACGAGTGCGACCCGGGCCGCGGTGACGCCGTGAAGCTGCTGCGCCGCCTCGCCGGACTCACCTCGACCACGGAGCAGCCGACCGGCCTGACGTGGGAAGCGCGCGCCGAGCACGCCGTCCGCCTGTACGCCATGACCGCGATCGAGCGCGACGACCTGCGGGCCGAGAACACCCGGCTGCGCGAGCGCTTGGCCGAGCTGGAGCAGGGCCAGGACGACGCCGACGCTCTCGCCGCCGAGTTCCCCGACACCATCGCGTCGCTGGTCGACGAGATTGCCGACGACATCCCCCACCGCCGCGCCCCGGAGATCGCCGCCGACTACCTCGCCCGGCACGCCCGGCTGCTCGCCCACCAGATCACCACCCTCGGCCAGGCCCGCGGCTGGTCCACGTGGGCCGCCGAGTACATCCACCCCGACCGCGAGTTCGTCGACCCCGGCAAGGACGACGACCAGGCCGAGCAGCCCCTCGCCGTGCCCACCGTCGGGGACCGGTACATCAGCCGCAACGTGGCCCGGACCGTCACCGTCTCCCGCGTCTGGGAGCCCGACCCCGGGCACATCGCCGTCGCGTACAACTGGCGCGACGACAGGCCCGGCCAGTGCGGTAGCGCGTGCCCCCTCGACGTGTTCCACAGGGAGTACGAGCCCGTCGAGCAGCCCCTCGCGTTCCCGCAGCTCGCCGTGCCGTGCCCCCAGTGCGACGCCCCCGCCCGGCAGCTCTGCACCAGCCACAGCGGCACCCGCCAGCGCACCAACAACACCCACCAGGCCCGCACCAAGGCCTACCGCGCCCAGCAGGCCGGCCGATGAACACCCCGGCTCCGCCGCCCTACGAACTGCTCGGCCGCAACACACCGGTCCGCGTCACGGTGCTGCACCCCCGCATGTACGGCCGCACCAACGCCGCCCAGGCCGCCGCCGACCAGCTTGCCGCCGACGGCCACCACGTCCACTACGTCGCCAGCGGCGAGACCCGCTGCCACACCGGCCACTGCACCCCGAAGGACACTCTGTGAGAGCCCCCGCATACCGCCCCCGCTGGCGCTACTGGGCGCACCGGGCCGGACTCGTCCGCTCCCCCGCGCTGCTGTGGCTCGACGTGCCGTACGGCACCGCCGGGCAGCGCCGCCGCCGACGAGACCGGGCACTCGCCCGCCTCGCCCGCTCGGAACGCACCGGCTGCACCCCCGGCTGCACCATCTGCCAGTCGCTCACCGATCGGATGCGTGACCAGTGAGCGAAGAAGAGGACCGCTCACCCCTGTTCTGCCACCGCTGCGGCCGACGCTGCGGCTCCCAGCCCCACACCTGACCCACACCGGGGCCCGCCACCACGGCGGGCCCCACCACCCCCAGGAGCACCACCCATGGCCCGCAGACTCGTTTCCGACGACCGGCCCCTGTTCCGTGTCGTCGTCATCCGCCGAGAGCGCCGCGACAACCCCGACTGGGAGCGCGGCAACATCGCGTCCCCGCGGTTCTTCTGGGACGGCCCGGAGTACACCACCGCGTACGGCCCGTACAACACGCTCGGCGCCGCACGTGGACAGCTCACCTTCCACACCACGGACGCGTACGGCGAGCCGGTCAAGGGTGTCGTGTCCGGCCACATCGAGCAGGCCTCGACGACGTGGGAGCGCGTCTGATGGCCCGCCGCACCATGGCCTTGCGGAAGGCCCGCGCCGCCGACCGCCAGAAGCGCCGTGCCGAGCTGGAGCACCTGCTCGCCCGCCTCGACCGTCACACCCTGCTCGACACCGAGCGGCCCCTCCTCCGTGCGCACGTCGAGCAGCTGCTCGCCACCGACGCCGACCTCCGCCGCACGATCGCCGGGCAGCAGACCCTTGTGCAGCGGCAGGCCCGCCAGCTCGACGCCGCCCACGACGCGATCCGCGAAGCCGAGCAGGATGCCGCCGACCTCCGCGAGCAGCTGCGCATGTACCGGGCCGTCGAGGAGCACCAGGCCGCCACCGAGGAGCGCGCCCGTACCCCGCAGCCAGTTCGCCGGCAGACCCCGGAGCCGGACCCGACCGAAGGCGCTCCGGACATCTGCCAGTTCGCGTGCACCCACTCGGTCTACCTGCACAACGAGTTCGGGTGCCGGACTCTCGGGTGCCCCTGCCGCGCCGCCGCCCACCTCACCGCCTCGACCCCGGAGCAGTCGTGACCACCGTGCCCATCACCGCCGTCCGCCAGGCCCTCGACGACACCGAGGCCGCCCTCGCACGGCTCCGCCCCGCCCTTGCTGCCGCGTACGGCATCGCCGGAGACAACCTGACCGCCGCCGCCGGAGCCCTCGACGTTGCCGAGCGAGCCGCCCGCCGCTGGGAAGAGGCGTTCAACGAGCGCGTCGCTCGGCATAACGACTACCGCCGCCGCCTCGCCGCCATCTTCGCCATGCCGGAGAAGACCACGTTCAACCAGCTGATCGAGTGCGCCGCAAGGACCCTCACCCGGAACGGCGAGCGGCTGCTCGCCGCCGAGGCCCGCGCTGACGAAGCCGAAGCCGTCACCGCCGAGACGAAGCGGCTCATGGAGCGCCGCACCGGCACGCTGCTCGCCCGCGCCGAGCTGAACGCGTCTCGGCTCCGCGTTGTCCAGGCTTCCCGCCGCCGCTGGAAGCGTCGCGCGAAGACCGCCGCCCAGACCCTCGCCACCGTCCGGCAGTACCTCGCCTCCATCTACGCCGACGACATCAGCCCGGACGTACGCCACGACCTCGCCCTGATCCTCGACGGCCGCCCCGCCGAGTACGCCCCCCTGGAGAACCAGTGACCACCCAGCCCACCATGCGCGGCATCCGGCCCGCCGGGTACATCCTCGACGAGGCCCCCCTCCCCGCGCCGGTCGCCCAGGCCGCCGACGACCTCGCCGCCGTACGCGAGCAGTGGGGCGACCTGCTCGCCGCGATCGGCCGCGCGCCCCGGGCGGAGTGGCCGCCGCGCGAGTGCCGCGAGTGGGAGCAGCCCCCGGCCGCCGAGGACACCCCCGCCGTCGGGCGTCTCCCGCTCGTGCTCCGGGAGCACCCGGCGCCGCTCAACCTCACCGCGCTGGACGCCGCGACCACCACGGAGCGCGAGCTGTTCGAGCTGTGCGACGTAGTGGCCGCCGCCGTGCAGCGCCCCGTGCGGTACATCGCCACCGAGCAGCACGGCCGAGGGCGGTACCAGCCGGACCCGGCCGACCGTGCTGACCCCGCCCGCTGGAGCTACGCCTCGCCCACCGACCCGGGCAGCCGCTCGTACGGGCTGCACTGGGCCGCCGTGTGGCTGGAGGGGCGCGCCCTCGGTGAGCAGTCCGGCGACCTGTTCGCTCCGGTCCGGCCGCTGCTGGCCGACGAGATCACCGCGACCGCCCGCCGCGCCCGGCAGAGGGTCGAGCGGGCCCTCGGCCGCGACGGGCAGCCCACCGCCCTCGACCGCCCGTGCCCGTACTGCCGGGGCCCGCTCACCGCGCACACCCGGAGCGGTGACCCGGCCGCCGCGACCATCGTGTGCGGTACGGGGAGCAACTGCACCGCGCCCGTGCTGCTGAACGGCCGGGGCCGCCGGGAGTGGGCGGGTGCCGAGCTGGTCGGGCTCTTCATGGCGCTGGAGGCTGCGACCAGCTGAACGGGGACGGGGCGCCGGGAGTTGGCCAGCGCCCCTTTCCCACACCCACTTGCGGAACTAAGTTCCGCCCCGTACGGTACTTAGTACCGGCGAGGCTCCATACCTCGCCACCACCAACCACGGGAGCAACCCCCATGGACAAGATCTTCAACCGCACCGAGAACGGCACCACCACCACCATCAGCATCCGCGAAGGACTGGCCGAGCTGAACCACGCGATGATGGGCGGAAAGCGCGAGGTTCGGACGATGTCCTCCGGCCGTACCCAGCACAGCATCGAGTACAAGAACGGCCGCAGCGTCACGCTGGTCCTGACCGACGCCCCGGAGCCGGAGACCGAGCCCGTCGAGTGGGCCACGGCAAACAGCGGCTTTACCGCCCACCGCTTCCGCGACGGCCGAGCGTTCTGCCGGAAGAACATCCGCCCCCGCTCCCACAGCCTGATCCACGGCGACTACCGCACCCGCTCTTGGGTCGTGAACTCGACGTTCACCCTCTGCTCGAAGTGCGCGGCGCTGTGAAGGGTCGTTGCGCGGCCACCACGTCGGCCGGTTACGGCTGCATCAACCCGGCACAGCCCGGCCGGCCAGTGTGTGCCAGCCACGACCCTCGACGGCAGTGCGGGGCCGCCACCCGGAGCGGCGGGGCGTGCAAGCGGATGAAGGTCACGGGACATGCCCGCTGCTCGAAGCACCTGTAGCAATCCGGCCCCCGCTCCGGCGGGGGCCGTTCGCCGGCCACAACTACGGGAAGGCCCCATGGACACCCACGCAGTACGGGGCGCAGCACGCCAGGCCACCGGTCACTACCGCCGCCCCGGCACCCGCACCCTGTACTGCGGGCGCCCCGCCGGGCCCCGCAACGCGATCTTCCGCACCGTGCGCGGCTGGAAGCTCTGCCGGACGTGCACCGCCGCCGAGCAGCGCGACCGCGCCGCCGCCGGGGCCGTCGCCGCCGAGCACACCACCGACCGGCCGGCCGCCATCGCCCCCGCGCCCGCCCGGCCCCGCCGCACCCCGGCCACGCCCACGTACATCTACGGCGCCCAGCAGCTCGTCATCATCGGCACCCCACGCCCCGCGCAGGGCGCACTCTTCGCCGCCCGCTGAAAGGACCCCATGAGCACCGACGACCCCACCCACATCACGTACACCCGCCGCCCCAGGGCAGAGCGGGAGCGCGACGGCGGGCGCTCCCCGGCCGACCAAGCCACCGCCCTGGGCACTCTGCAAGGCGACCTGATCAAGATCCTGGATCAGTACGCCGACGAACGCGACGCCCGCCGCCGCGAGGAGGAGGGCACCCTTGACAACTCCGGGCTGCTCTCCCTCGCCCGCGGATACGCCCGCGCCGTCACCCCCGAGCAGCGCGACCGCCTCGCCGCAGGGATCGCCACCCAGCTCAGCGTGGACGAGGCCGGAGTCATCCTCCGGGCCGCCGCCGCCGTCCGTACCGCAGTCCCCGGGATCGTGCTCCGCGCCAAGGCCGCTGGCGACAGCACCGCCGAAATCGCCCGCGAGCTGGACATGACCGACTCGTACGTGCGCCGCATCGCCCGCGAGCACCGGCTCGTCTCATGGCGGCTGGACCTGCACGACAGCGAAGCCGGTCCCGGATGGCAGCCGTACGAGGCCGGAGACGACATCATCCCCACCACGCGCACCGAGGCGGACCTCGCCGAGCACATCCTTGCCGCAGCCGGCCGAGGGCCCCGCGAGCACCGCGCCCGCGTGCTGATCTGGGACGGCACCGACGAGCAGGCCGACGACGCTGCGATCTACACCCACGAGCGCGACAAGCCGTCTCTCCTCGACCAGTCTGGCGGCGAGGTCGAGGGGTCGTTTGCCGAATTTGAGCGGCGGCAGAAGGCGGGGCGCCGCCGCGTTGCGAGGGAGCACGGGACGCACGCTGACCCCGAGGACTACGACGATCTGTTGCCCGGGGCGCGAGCGGCGGCTCTCCGTGCGGTTTCGCGGCACTGGCAGCTTGACCGGCAGTGGGACGCGGACAACCTCCCCGCAGGCGACTGGTACACGGTCGACGGCGGCGGCCAGGTTACCGGCGCGGCGCTTACCGACGCCGAGCTGGCCGACCGCTTCCTGGAGCGCGAGCGTCGGACTCAGCCCACCGCCGCCCGGCTCCGTGTCACCGTGTGGCGCGACAGCGACACCCCCGGCCCTGACGCCACGGTCGCCATCTCCGAGCCCTACACCGAACCGAAGTAGAGCCCACCCACGCAGCGGGCCCGCCCAGCACTCCATATGCCGGACGGGCCCTCACCACCACGGGAGCAACCCCCGCCATGGCTGAGCAGAACCCTACCCGCCGCCCCGCCCGCCGCCGCCCGAGCCCGGTCTCCGTACCCCGGACCGACGCGTTCGACGCCGCCCTCACCACCATCATGCGCACCGGCCTGGACAAGGCCAACGCGGTACGACTCGCCGTCGAATTCCTCGCCAGCGGACTCGAATCCGCATGGTCCGCAGGGGCTGTGCCGGACGCCACGGTGCCGCGCTGGATGCGCGTGACCGTGCAGCGGCAGGACACCCCACAGGCCCCCGACCAGCGGGTATGACACCCGTACGACCGCCTGCGTCCCGCTGTACGACACGGCGGGGCGCAGGTGTACGACCATCCGCCATCAGGTAGGACACCACCATGGGACAGCAGATCATCAGGCAGCCAGACGGCCGTCTCGCCGTGTTCGACAGCGTCAGTGAGTCTTTCGTATTCGTGGACGGCACGCCGGACGAGATCGTGGAATGGCGGGCGGAGGAGGCAGCCGACCGAGCCCGCGAGGACACTCGCGCCGAGCTGAAGCGCGTAGCCACCCGTGACGATCCATACCACCAGTTCACGTTGACGTGGGAAGAGGCCGCCGAACGGCACCGCCGCAACAGCGCATGACCACTGCGCCCCGCCTGCCGCCACCACGGCGGGCGGGGCGCAGCCGTGCGACCGGTCGGTCTGATCGTCGCGCGCGGGTAGGGCTACAACCCTCCGGCCGCCTCGCCTGTCTCACACGGCACAGACCTACGTACGGAGTGTCACCGTGAGACGAACCACCAGCGCCCTGCTCGCCGCGTCCGCCGCCGCCCTGCTCGCGCTCACCGCGTGCTCGGCCGAGGACGAGCCGACCGCGTCCGCCCCGGCCACGTCGGCGCCGGCCGCCGCGCCAACCGAGGACGGGGAGAGCAGCACCGCCGAGAAGGCCGCGGGCATCCCCGACGCCCCGACGGGGGCCGAGCGCACCGCGTACCTCGCCGCGATCAAGGCCGTAGACCCGCGCATCGTCGAGGACCCAGAGAAGGCGATCGACGCAGGGCGCAACCAGTGCGCCAGCCTCGCGGGCGGGGGCGACAAGGTCGACTGGGCCGCGGCGCAGCGGTTCGGGAACGACACCCGGCCGCTCACGGACGCGCAGGGGAAGGCGTTGAACGAGGCTCTGCGGAAGACGCTCTGCCCCGCCAACTCCTAGGACACAATGGGGAGATGAGCAGACGAGAGCGGCCGGAGCAGGCCACCCTGCCGGGCATCGCTGATATCCGGATCAGGGCCGACGAGGGCACCACGCAAGCTGTGCTGGAGGTGCTGCGCCGGGAGTTCGTGATCACCTCTCCGCGCGGCTACTCCGGCGGGCGAACGTACCTTCAGGCCGACGTGGGCAACCCTGCGCCGGACGACGACTGACCGACTGGACGGCCGTTACCGATTCGTGATCTAATCGGGGCGGCCCCGGCGTGCCCGAAAACGGCCGCCACGAACGCCCCCGTCGCACACAGCGGCGGGGGCGTTCTGCGTGCCCGGGGCGGGCCGGAAGAGCCGGTAGCGACGGCGGGCGGCGGGAAGTGGCAACCCGCCCGGCCCGCCCCCATTCCGCGACCGTTGAGGAGCAGCATGTTCAAGCACCGCCCCACCACCGAGGACATCGGCCAGGCCGCCTACGAGGCGTACGCCGAAGCCGTCGGCAACCGCAGCGTGGGGGACGAGGAACTGCCCGACTGGGACAACCTCACCGTGCCCGTGCGCAACGCCTGGCAGCTCGCCGCCGAAGCCGTCCGCCACAAGGTGGAGATGTCCACCACCTGACACAGACCACCGCGGCGAGGGGGTGACCCGTACCCATGGGCCGACCCATCACTGAGACAGACCGGCGAGCGGTACGACGCCACCACGCCGCGGGCATGTCCCGCAACGCCATCGCGAAGAAGATCGGACGCAGCGCGAGCACCGTCTCGAAGATCGCGAGCGAATTCGAGCCCCCGCTCAGTTTCGACCGCGCCGCCGAGGTCGCCACCGCAACGGCCGTACGCAAGGCGGACCTTGACGCCCGCCGTACCGAGATGGCGCACCGGCTGCACGACGTGGCCGAGCGCGAACTCGGCAAGATGACCGCCCGCACTCTCTACTGGGAGTGGGGCGGGAAGGACCATACGTACGCCGAGCGGGAGCAGCCCGAGCCGACGCCGGCCGACCGCCGGACGATGATGGCGACCGCCGGGGCCGCGCTCGACCGCAGTCTCAAGTTGCTGCCGCCGAAGACCGACCCGGGCGAGCAGGGCCGCAGTGTGGTCGGGGAGCTGATGGCGGGACTGGCCCGGGACTACGTGGCACGCCACGGCGGGCCGCCCCCCGACGGCGACGACGACCAGGCCGCCGCCGATGAGCCGTAACCTCGCGCTCTCCCCGAAGCAGATCGATTCGATCATGGAGGCGCGTGCCTTCCAGAACATCTGGGAAGGCTCCGTCCGGTCCGGTAAGACCATCGCGTCGCTGCTCCGCTGGCTCGACTTCGTGGCCAACCGGCCCGAGGGCGGCGAACTGGTCATGGTCGGCCGTACCCGCGACTCGCTCGCGCGGAACGTGTTCGGCCCCCTGACCGATCCGTCGATCTTCGGGCCGCTCGCCCGCGACATCACGTACACCAACGGGGCCCCCACCGCGAACGTGCTGGGCCGCGTCGTGCACACACTCGGCGCCAACGATGCCCAGGCCGAACCGAAGGTCAGGGGCTTGACGTGCGCGGGCGCGTACGTGGACGAGCTGACCACCCTGCCGCGCACGTTCTATGACCAGCTGAACGCCCGCTGCTCCATTGAGGGCAGCAAGATCTTTGCGACGACGAACCCCGACAACCCGAACCACTGGGCGCGCAAGGAGTACCTACTCCGCCCGCGCGAGACCCGGCTCCGATCCTGGCACTTCGTCATGGACGACAACCCCGGGTTGTCGGACGCGTACAAGGCGCGCACCAAGGCGTCGTACCGGGGCCTGTTCTACAAGCGGAACGTGCTCGGTCTGTGGGTTATGGCCGAGGGCGCGATCTACGAGGCGTACGACGAGGCCGTGCACGTCGTCGACAGCCTGCCGGAGATGCGCCGTTACTGGATCGGCGTGGACTATGGCACGGTCAACCCCACGTCCGCGATTCTGCTCGGCCTCGGTGTGGACGACTGCCTGTACGCGGTCGCGGAGTGGCGGCACGACTCCCGCGCCGCACAGCGCCAGATGACCGACGCGCAGTACTCCGCCGCGATCCGCGAGTGGGTTGCGGACTTGGGCGTGCGTCCCGAGTGGACGTTCATTGACCCCAGCGCCGCGAGCTTCATCACGCAGCTGTGGAGCGACGGCTACCCCAGCATCGCCCGAGCCTCGAACGAGGTCAGCGACGGGATCAGGAGCGTCGCCTCCGCGCTCGCGGCCGGCCGCCTCCGCATCCACCGGTCCTGTACCGGGCTGCTCGACGAGATCCCGGGCTACGTCTGGGACGAGAAGGCCGCCGAAAAGGGCGAGGACAAGCCGGTGAAACTGAATGACCACTCAGTAGACGCGTTGCGCTACGCCGTACACAGCGCCGCGCACGAGTGGCGGCACATCCTCGCTCTTGCCGCATAGGAGGCCGCCGTGGCGCACACCCCCGCCGCCAGCATCACCCTGCCCGTGACGATCACCGTCGGGGACCTGCCGTGTCAGGCCGGGACGATCACCATCGACCCCGGCGACGTGGCGGGCAGCATCCGCAGCGAGTTCGCCGCCTTCCTCCGCGAGGCCGCCGACATTGTCGAGGGGGTGACCGACACGTGACGACCATCCCGACCGAGGTCACCCTCGACCAGCGGCGAGCAGCCTGCCGTGCGCTGGGCCTTCCGCCCGCCATGGTGGCCGATCTCCGCCTCGCCCGCGAAGGCGTCCGCGCCTCCCTGTACGTCCTCGACCGCGAGGGCCGCCGCATCGCCCACGGCGAGCAGCTGCTCACCGCCGCAGTCCACATCCCCGCTGCCGAGGAGGTGACCGCGCCGTGAGCATGCCTGCACCCGGGTCCGCGTGGCCGCCGCCGCGCATGGCCGCCGTCTACCGCGAGATGCGGCGCGACGCCATGTGGTACGCCGGAGACCCCGACCGGCTCGCCACCCTCGCAGACCGGACGGAGACCGGAGTCGAGGCTCGGCACGGCCGCCGTCGGTTCGGTCGACAGCAGCCGGCCGACTACCCGCGCAAGCGCGAGCGGCGGTTGCACATCCCGCTGCCGGGCGACATCGCCACGAAGTCCGCCAACCTCTTGTTCGCGGACATGCCGACGATCACCACGCCGAACAAGGACACCAACACCTTCTTGGGTGATGCGGTCGAAACGATGTACCTGCACGAGGTACTGCTCGGCGCAGCCGAACAGGCCGCGGCCATCTCCGGGATCTTCCTCCGGCTGACGTGGGACCGGGACATCGTGCCGGATCGGCCGATCCCGACGACCATGCAGCCGGACAACGCTATTCCTGAGTACACGTTCGGTGTGTTGCGGGCCGTCACGTTCTGGCGTGAGCTGGACGGCGGCGACACCCAAACCGTCTACCGGCATCTGGAGCGCCACGAGCCCGGCCGCATCGAGCACGCGCTCTACGAGGGCACCCCCGACAACTTGGGCCGCGCCGTCCCGCTCACTGAGCACACGGAGACAGCTAGCCTGATTGGCTCACTCGGCCCCGACGGGGTGTCGGTCGAGACCGGCATCAAAATGCTCACCGCCACGTACATCCCGAACATGACGCCGCACAGGTTGCACCGGGCAAGCCCGTACGGGCGCAGCGACTACGGCGCACCGATTCACGACCAGTTCGCCTCGCTGGACGACACATGGACGAGCTGGATGCGTGACATCCGCCTCGCCCGCGCACGGCTGGTCGTCCCCGACGGATACCTGACCAGTCTCGGCCCCGGCCAGGGCGCGGCGTGGGACGACGACCGCGAGGTCTACAGCGGGCTGAACATGCCGCCCACGGACAACGGCGGCTTGACCTTGGCTCAGTTCAAGATCAGGGTGGACGAGCACCAGCGGACCGCCGAGGCCCTGACCCGCAAGGCCGTTGAGAGCGCCGGGTACTCCGCGCAGTCCTTCGGGCTGGAGGGCGGCGGGGAAGCGGTCACCGCGACGGAAGTGAACTCGCGCGACCGCAACAGCACCGTTACCACGGGAAGGAAGGCGGGTTACTGGAGGGCGCGGCTGCCTGACTTCCTGCTCGCCTACCAGGCACTTGCCGCCGCGCAGTTCGGGGCCCGGATCACGCCGGAGCGGCCGAAGGTGGAGTTCCGGCTCGCCGCCGAGAGCGAGCAGTCCAAGGCCACCACGCTGGAGCTGTACGCCCGCGCCGGGGCCGTGAGTACGGCGACCAAGGTCAAGTACAGGTCGCCCGACATGCCGCAAGAGGACGTGGAAGCTGAAGTTGCCGCGATCCTCGCGGAGACCGGCGCGGGCGCACCCGACCCGGGCGACACCTACCCCATGTAGGAGGTGGTCCGCGTGCCGATTCACCCGGGCATGGTCGAGGGTCTGGCCGCCGGTACGCGGGACCTGTACGCGAACGCCGAGGAGCGCCTACTCCGCATCATCGCGCGCCAGTTGGAGGGCGGGTACGACTCGCCGCAGTGGGCCGAGCGGAAGCTCGCCGCGGTCGCCGCTCTGCGCCGGGCGGCGACCGCCGTGACCGACCAGCTCGACCAGGCCGTGCGCCTGGAGGTGTTCGAGGTGACGGCGGAGGCGTACTCGACCGGGCACCGCGCCGGGGTGGCCGAGCTGGGCGCGCTCGACGACGACGCCCGGCGCCTGGTGGACGAGATCACCCCGCAGGCGCAGGCCGTTGACCGGCTTGCCGAGCAGACCGTGACCCGCGTGACCGACACGCACCGCAGCATTCTGCGGACGATCGTGGACCGGTTCCGCGCCATCGTCGGGCAGGTGGCCGCGCTGCCGCTGCTCGGCACGAGCACCCGCCGCCAGGCCACACAGGACGCGATGCGGAAGTGGGCGGACGAGGGGATCACCTCGTTCGTCGACCGCGCCGGCCGACGGTGGAAGCTGACCAGCTACGCGGAGATGGCTGTACGTACCGCCGTGGGCCGCGCCGCGACCGAGGGCCACATGCGGACCCTGGAGGCCGCCGGGGTCGAACTGGTCATCGTCTCCAACTCGCCCCGGGAGTGCCCACTCTGCCGCCCGTGGGAGACCCGCGTACTGACGATCGGGGGCCCTGACGGGGCCCGTACGGTCGAGGTCGAGCACGGCACCCGTGACGGCGAAATGGTGCCCGTACGGGTTGCCGGGAGCCTGGACGAGGCCCGCCGCGCCGGACTCCAGCACCCCAACTGCCGCCACAGCGTGTCCGCGTACACGCCCGGGATCACCCGCGCCGAGACCGCCCGGCCGGACCCCGAGGGGTACGAAGCCGGGCAGCGACAACGGGAGATTGAGCGGAAGATCCGGCAGTACAAGAACCGGTCGGCCGCGGCGACGACACCGGAGGAGAAGCGCGCCGCGAACGCCAAGGTCCGCCAGTGGCAGGGCACCATGCGCGACCACCTCGCCGCGCACCCCGACCTGCGGCGGCTCCGCGCCCGCGAGCAGCCCGGCGCCTCGAACCTCCCCACGCCGGAGACCGCGCCGAGCAGCCCGTACGTGCAGGCCGCCCGCGTACGGTCCGGCGACGACGGGGTCATGCGCGAGATGACCGACGAGGAGATGGGCACCGCGATGCGGGCCGCCTCGCTCGACGACCGCGACCGGGCCCGGATCGCCGCCGAGCTGGACCGCCGGTATCCGCCCGACCCGCTGCCGGCCGCCGCCGCGACCGGCGACGCCGTGGCGGATCTGCTGGCCGACCGCGCTGCCCTGGACAACGCGCTCGACCCGCTTCCCGTTCCGGAGGAGTGGGGGGCGCTCGCCCGTGACGCGAAGTTCGCGGACGACCTGGCCGCGGCTGTGGCCGCCGCCGAGCGGCGCACCGGGGACGCCGAGCCGCGCGAGCGGATGACCCGGGCCAAGGCGCGTGAGATGTACGCCGAGTACGTCTACCGGCAGTACCTCGACGCCGAGGCAGCGTGCCGCGGCTACCTGCTCAACAAGAAGGCCCAGACCGCAGGGGTCGACCCGATGAGCCTGTTTTCCGGCCCGGCCCGGATTGCCCATGCGCGCGCCAGCGACGAGCTGCGAGAGTGGTGGGCGACCAACGGCCGTTTGACGCAGGCCGAGTTCATCGAGCAGGCGACCGGCGAGCGCCAACGCCACGCCGCCGCAGCCCGGTTGAACGAGTCCGCCCACCAGAACAAGAGGTGATCATGGGGACGCGCGAGGACATCGCACGGGCAGTGTCGGAGGGGGCCGAGGCCGGGCGCCGAGGTGATTCTCCGACCCTCTGCCCGTACCCGCGTACGTCGCTCCTCCAAGGCGCGTGGGTACGCGGGTACGCCCGCGCCCGCCCGCTCAACACCACCGAGGACGACGCCGAGTAGGCGCACCACAGACCAGCACAACCCCCCGGGGCCCGCCAGGAGCGGGCCCCTTTTGCATGCCCACACGGCCCGCCAGGCGCGGGCCCTACCCGCACCAGGAGTGCACATGAACATCTCCGCGACCTTCCGTCACCCGCTCGCCACCCACCCGGCCGGAGCCGTTCTCGGCCACCGTGCCGACGGTCGGCCGATCTACGTCATCGCCGGAGGCGACGGCACCGGAGAGGGCGGCGCGGGGGGCGACGGGGGCCAGGGGGCGGCCGGTGGCGACACCGGCCAGCAGGGGGCGGGCGGGGGCCAGCAGCAGGGCCAGGGCGGGCAGGACCCGACCGGGCAACAGCAGGGCCAGCAGCCCGCCGAGGGCGACGAGTCCACGCTCCCCGCGTGGGCGCAGAAGGCGCTGACGGACGCTCGCGCTGAGGCCGGGAAGACGAGGGTCACCGCGAAGCAGAAGGCTGCCGAGGAGGCCCGCGCCGAGCTGCTTGCGCAGTTCACGGCGCTGATCGATCCGTCCAAGGGCGAGCAGCCCGCGACCGCCGAGCAGCTGACGCAGCAGCTCACCGAGTCGCAGCAGCAGGCCAGGCAGACCGCCGTTGAGCTGACCGTCTACCGCACCGCGCGGGACGCGGGCGGTGATCCTGACGCCTTGCTCGACAGCGTCACGTTCGTCCGCTCGCTGGCCGACATCGACCCGGCCGACACCGCCGCCGTCACGGCCGCGATTCAGGCCGCGGTGACCGCCAACCCGAAGCTGGCCACCGCGCCGGCCGGGCCCGCGCGTGGCGGCGGGGACTTCACCGGCCAGCAGGGCGGCACCGTCACCCCCGCGCAGTTCGCCGCCATGGGCTACGCCCAGCGCGCCGAGCTGTACCAGAACGACCCCGGCACGTACCGGCAGCTCGCCGGGTCCTGACCGCCCCGGCACCGCGCCGGGCACACCACCTCACCGCCCGGCCGCCGAGCCGGAGAAGGAGTAGGCCACCATGGCCCAGACCACCGCCGCCGCCATGATCGTTCCCGAGGTGTGGGGCGACATGGCGCAGGCACAGTTCACCGGCAGGGTTCGCGTCGCCGGATCGTCCGCCGTCGTCGAGGACAACACCCTTCAGGGGGCCCCGGGCGACACCATCCACTTTCCGAAGTGGGGTGCACTCGGTGAGCTGGACACCCTGACCGAGACCACCGCCATGGTCCCGACCGCCATGTCGACCAGCGACGCCACGGCGACCATCAAGGAAGTCGGCAAGGCCGTCGAAATCACGGACAAGGCCCGGCTGACCTCTCTCGGTGACCCGGAGACCGAGGCCCGCCGCCAGTTCGGCATTCTGGCCGCGCGCCGGGTCGACGCCGACCTGATCGCCCAGGCGCAGGCGAACGAGACCTCGCAGGGCGGCGGTACCCCGCTGGCGTTCACCACGGCCGCGGGGAAGACCAAGTTCACCTGGGCCGACGCCGTCGTCCCCGCGATCGGTCAGTTCGGTGACGAGTGGGAGCCGGACGACTTCTCCGGCCTCTACCTGAACAGCGCGCAGCTGGGCGAGGCCATGCTCGACCCGCAGTTCATCGACGCGGCCAAGCTCGGCACCGGCCCGTCCGCCGCCGCCACCGGCAGCATCGGACGTATCGGCGGTGTCTCGGTGTACGTCACGAACCGCATCAGCGCGGGCAAGTTCCTGCTGATGAAGACGGGCGTTCTCGGCCTGCTCTACAAGCGGCGCCCGCTGGTCGAGTCCGACCGCGACATCCTCGCCCGCTCGAACGTGGTCACCACCACGATGCACTACGCCGTGAAGCGCCTCGACGACAAGGGCGTCTGCGTCGGCACCCTCGCCAGCGAGTAGGAAAGGAGGGCGCCGCCGTGATGCTGCGCCGCTACCACCCGGCCCCCGAGCCGGACGGCGACCCCACCGGGGACGCCGAGCAGCCGGAGACGGACACCGCCCCGCAGCCCAAGGCCGCGGGGCGGCCGTCGTCCAGGACCAAGGCCAAGGAGGGGTGACCGGGTGCCTCGTGTGTACGCCACTCCTGAGCAGCTGGCGGACGCCACGGGGCAACCGGCCCCGGCCGACGCCGTACGGCTGCTGACCCGCGCGTCCGAGGACGTGGAGGACGCTCTCCGGACCGCCGTCTACGACACCGACGCCACCGGCATGCCGACCGATCCCGCTATCCGCGACGCCCTCGCCGCCGCCACGTGCGCGCAGGTCGAGTACGTGACGGCGCAGGGCGGCGATGACACCGGGGCGGCTGGCCAATGGGGCTCGGTCCATATCGGGCCGGTCACCATGTCCGACCGGAAGGGCGGGCCCGTGGGGTCCGCCGTCGACATCGGCCCCCGAGCGCTCCGCACGCTCACCCGGGCCGGACTGCTACCGGGGGTGATCTGGTGAGGGTGCCCACGTGGCTGCTGCCGCACCGCATCACCATTGAGCGGTACCGCGGAGAGGGGCCCGTCGGGGCGGTCTACTGGCCGCCCGGTGACCCCGTGCGCGCGCTTGTCTCCGAGCGGGTGCGCACCGTGCGGGACCGAACCGGCCGCGAGGTGACGAGCACCGCGCAGATCATCGCCGCCCCGGGGCTCGACTGCCCCGCGCAGTCCCGTATCACCCTGCCGTCCGGGCGGGTCACGACCGTGCTGCACGTCGCCGCCCACACCGCCCCGGGCCTTCCGGTACCCGAGAGCACGGAGGTGTTCGCAGAGTGACCCGAGCACGCCTGACGTGGAACGGAGACGCGGTACTGCGCGGCACCCGGGCGGGTGCGGCGCGCGGGCTGCGGCTCGGCGCGGAGCACGTCCTCCAGGTGTCCCGGGAGCGAGTGCCCATCGAGGAGGGCACCCTCGAACGGTCCGGCACCGCGACCGTGGACGAGGACGAACTCCGGGCCGCCGTCGCGTACGACACCCCGTATGCGGTTCGGCAACATGAGGAGATGGACTACCGGCACGACGCCGGTAGGACCGCCAAGTACCTCGAAGGCCCCATGAACGAGGAGGCCGACAGGGTCGGCGAGATCATCGCCGCCGAGATGCGCCGGGCCCTGCGGTGAGCTACACCGCCGACGTCGTCGAGGGCCTGGCCGAACTTCTTGCCGAGCAGGGGCTCGGCACCTACGGGCCGCCGGACGAGCCGTACCCCACGACGGGCACGGCGATCGTGCTGGGCGTCATGCCCGCACAGCCGGACCGGGTCCTGTGCCTGACCCCGTACCCGATCGAGGACACCGGGGGCCCGGAGGCGATCACCGCCGTACAGGTCCGCATGCGCGCGGGCCGAGACCCGCGCGACGCCTACGACCTCGCGGACAGCGTGCTCGGCGTCCTCGACGGCCGCGAGCACTACCAGCTGCGCACGGTCCCGGTGTCCCTCTCCTGGCGACAGTCCGAGGCGCCCCTCGGCCTCGACAGCTCCAACCGCATGGAGCTGACCGCCAACTACTACTTCCGCACCCTGCGCCGCACCGCGCACACGCACGAATAGGACTCTGCTCATGAGCACACCTGTCGAGCCCGAGGAGATCGCGCTCGCCCGGCAGTGGCGGCTTGAGGTCAACCTCGGCACCGCCGTCGAGCCGGACTGGAAGCTCTGCCCCGGCATCACCGCCTTTCAGCCCGCGTCCGAGCCGAACATCGAGGACTCCGGCGACTACGAGGACGACGGCTGGGCGGGGAACACCAAGACCGGCCAGGCGTGGGAGGTCTCCCTCACGATCAACCGCCGCATTTCCCCGACCGCGAAGGTTTTCAACCCGGTGCACGAGGCGTTCCGCCTGGCCCACTTCGCCTACGGCAACGCCAACAAGGTTCACGTCCGCTACATGGACCGGACCGGACTGCCGGAGGCGTACGAGGGCCACGCGATCCCGACGTGGGCCCCGGCCGGCGGCGAGCGCACGGCCCTGGGGCAGGTCGAGATCACCCTCACGGGTGACGGCCCGCTCCTGCCGATCGAGAACCCGCTCGCGGAGACCCCGTGACGGCCCCGTTCGCCGCACTGGGCGACTTCCTTGATGACTACCTCGAACTGCCGGTGACGGGCCGGGACGGGGAGACGCGCACGTACCGGATCGAGGACCCCTCGGCCGCGGACGGGCTCAAGATTGAGCGCATTACGACCCTGGCGGCGCGGCTTGCCGCCGGGGGCGAGGCGCCGACGGCCCCGGCCCTGGACGACCAAGAGGAACTGGACCTCTACCGGATGTGTCTCGGCTCGACGTACGAGCAGCTGCTCGCGGACGTGCGGTGGAGCCGATTCCGGCACGTCGCGCTCACGGCCATGATGTGGATCACCGCCGACCGTGAGACCGCAGCCGCGTACTGGGCGACGGGCAACGCGCCGGGAAAAGCGCCGAATCGGGCGGAGAGGCGGTCGGCGTCGCGCGGCTCCTCGGCAAAGGGTGCGGGGAGTACGACCCCGAAACCGGGCTCTACGAGTGGTACGAGGGCGGGCTCGGCTCCCCTCAAGGCCAAGGGCAAGGCATCTCGCTGACGTGGGACGCCCTGCTGGACCGGTGGGAGCTGCTGGAGGCCGACCTCCACCAGGTGTACGGCATCGACGTTGAGTCGGGCGTTCTCGACAAACGCTCGTGGCGCTGGCTCCGGCTCCGCATCACTGGGCTGCTCTCCACTGAGTGCCGCGTTCACCGCATCTTCGCACCGCCCGAGGCCGGGCAGAAACGGGGGCGGTAAATGGCGCTCACCGTAGGCGAGTTGACCGGGTTCATAACGATCGACGGGACGCAGGTGCGGCCCGCTCTGCGGCGCGCGGAGGGGGATCTTCGGTCCTCCGGTGGCCGGATGACCCGGGACTCCGAAGAGGCCGGGCGGGCGGCTGGGCAGGCGCTCGGCGGCGGCCTGGTACGGGCCGCGGACGGCAGCATTCGGGACGCACGGGGCCGGTTCGTCGCGGCCGGCCGTCGTGTCGGGCAGGCGGCCGGGGACGGTCTGGGCGACGGGCTGCGGCGCGGTGCCGACGATGGTGCCGACGGTGCGGTTACCGCCGCGGCGAGCGGGTTCTCCCGTATCAAGCTGGCGGCGGCTGCGGCCGGTGTCGCGGCGGGCGCAGTGCTCATGCAGGGCATTGCGCAGCACCTTGAGCAGACGCAGGTGACCGGGCGGCTCGGCGCGCAGCTGGGGGCGACTCCGGCTGTGGCCGAGAAGTACGGGAAGATCGCCGGGCGCATGTACGCGGACGCGGTTACGGCTGATTTCCAGTCGGCTGCGGACGCGATTTCCGTAACGATGCGGGCGGGGCTGCTTCCGACCGGTGCGACGGACGCTCAGATTCAGTCGATCAGTACGAAGGTAAGCGACCTTGCGTCCACCTTCGAGCTGGATCTCGGCCAGTCCGCAAATGCGGTCGGGCAAATCCTGAAGACCGGCCTGGCGCCGAACGCGAAAACCGCTCTGGACATCATCACTAAGGGCCTTCAGAATATGGGCCCGCGCGCCGATGACATCATGGATACATTCAACGAGTATTCCGTGATCTTTCAGCGCCTTGGGCTCGACGCTAAGACCGCTACCGGCCTGATGTCTCAGGGCCTTAAAGCCGGTGCGCGGGACACTGACGTAATCGCTGACGCCTTCAAAGAATTCACCATTGAAGGCGTGATGGGTTCCGAAAAAATGGTCAACGGATTCAAGGCGATCGGCCTGAATTCCGGCGAAATGATCAAAATGATTTCGGCTGGCGGACCGCAGGCTACAAAGGCTCTGCAAATGACGCTCGACAAGCTTCGGGCGATGGACGACGAAGTCAAGCGCGACGCGGCGTCGGCCGAACTCTTCGGCACCAAGAGCGAGGATCTTCAAAAGGCACTGCTGGCCCTGGACCCCTCGAAGGCTGTCGGGGCCCTCGGCAATTTCAAGGACTCGTCCGACAAGATGGGCGACTCCCTACGCGATAACGCGGGCGTACGGCTGGAGCAATTCAAGCGCGGTATGCAGCAGGGCGTAGTGAACATCATCGGTGGCCAGGTGATCCCGGCGCTTATGCGGCTGGGTCAGTGGGCGCAGCAGAATTCCGGCACGCTGCAAGTGCTGGCCGCCGTGGTCGGTGGAGCGCTCATTCCGGTACTGGTCCTCATGGGCGTGACGGCGACCGTGTCGGCCGCCCGCACCGTTACGGCGTGGGTGATGACCGGGGCGTCGGCTCTGGCTTCGGCAGGTACGCAGGTAGCTGCTGGAGCGCGCGTAGTGGGGGCCTGGCTGCTCATGGGCGTGCAGTCCCTCATTCAGGGCGCCCGGATGGCGGCTGCCTGGGTGATCGCGATGGGCCCCATCGGGTGGGTCATTGCCGCGATTGTCGGTCTCGGAATTCTGATCTGGAAGAACTGGGACAAGATCAAGAAATGGACTTCCGCCGCTTGGGACTGGATTTGGGGAAAGCTCAAATCGGTCGGCGGTGCGATTCTCCAGTTCTTCATCAAATGGTCAATCGTCGGCATCTTCCTTCGCCACTGGGACAGCATCAAAACCGGCGTTGCCACCAAGGGCGCACAGCTGGTCAACTGGATGCGCGGATTTCCCGGACGAATGGCTTCTGCCCTCGGAGCCCTCGGTAGCCTGCTCCTCGGCAAGGGGCGCAATGTTGTCGAGGGTCTATGGCGCGGAATCCAGGGAATGACGGGGTGGATTAAGTCCAAGCTGATCAGCTGGGCACGATCCGCTATACCCGGCCCCATCGCGAAAGCCCTCGGGATCAGATCCCCGTCCCGTGTCACCAAGGAGCAGGGTCGGTGGATTGGGCGCGGCCTGATTGACGGGCTCCTGGGATCTACCGCACAGATCAAGGCCGCTGCGGCACGGGCTGCGGACATGGTTACTGATGGACTGAAGCCCGGAAAGAGGCGGTCCCAGGCACTCGGGAAAATCAGCGCGGGCAGTAAGAAGCTGCTGGCGCTGGCGAACCGCGAGGCCAAGGTGGCTGCGCAGCTCAAGGCCGCACAAAAGCGGCTGACGGATCAGATCGCGGCCCGCGACAAGCTCGCGGCCGACGTGCGCAAGGGCGTCCTTGACGCCGGAAACATCACGGCTATGGACGGCCCCGCAACGGCGGACACGATCATCAACACCCTGTCTGCCCGGGTGGCCCAGGCGCAGATTTTCGCCGCGCAGCTGGCAACGCTCAGGAAGAAGGGAGTCCGCGCAGATCTGATTTCACAAATTGCTACTGCCGGTGTGGAGCAGGGCGCGGCCTCGGCTGCCGTCCTGGCGAATGCGTCGGCTGCGCAGGTGAAGCAGATCAATTCGCAGCAGGCGGCGCTTGTCAAGGCCGCTGGGGCGGCTGGGTCGACTGCCGGTGACGCCATGTACGGCGCTGGAATCCAGGCCGCGCAGGGGCTTGTGCGTGGACTTCAGAAGGAGCAGAAGTCCATTGAAAAGCAAATGCTGTCTATCGCCAAGGGAATGCAGAAGGCAATTCGGCAGGCACTCGGCATCAAATCCCCGTCGCGGGTCATGGCGGCGATCGGCCGGTACATCCCGCAGGGGCTCGTACGCGGCATCGACGGAGAGCGTGCGGCCGTCGACCGGTCCATGTCGGCTCTGGTCGACCCGTCGGCCGTCCCGGTCCCGACCGGGGCCGCTGCGGGCTCGTACGGCGCGGTCGGCGGTACGTCTGCCCAGGGCCGGGTCGTAATCGAGATTCGGTCTGACGGCGGGCGTAGAGCTGACTGGCTCGTCGAGGAGCTGCGGTCCTCTGTGCAGGCGAAGGGCGGGGACGTGCAACTCGTCCTCGGCGGAAGGAGGTAGCCGTGGCCTTTCCCGAGGACCCGCTCGGGCTCCGTGCCGAGCTGCGGATCGGGGACACCTGGGTGGACGTGACGAAGCGCGCGTACACCCGGGACCCGATCCGGACGGTGGTCGGGATGAGCGCGCAGGGCACCGGAGTTGACCCGGGCGCCTTGTCGCTCACCCTCAACAACAAGGACGGACACTTCTCTCCGAGGAACCCACTCAGCCCGTACTACGGGCGGCTGGGGCGGAACACCCCCGCCCGGATCTCCATCCCGGGCGGGGAAAACTACCTGGCACTGCGCGCTGCCGGGGCGCACGCCACCGCAAGCAACACCGGACTGCCCAGCGGCACTACGGACCTCGATGTGCGCGTGGAGCTGACGGCGGAAAGCTGGGTCCCGGCGCGGGAGGCGGAGCTGATCAGCCGGTGGGCGGCCGCGCCCGCCCGAGGGTGGGTGCTCGCGCTCGTCTCCAATGGGCGGCTCCAGTGGAGCTGGTCGGCTGACGGGACCGTGTCCCTGAACGTGATCTCTACGCCGCTGAACCTGGCCCCGGGATCACGTGCGGCCGTGCGGGTCACCCTGGACGTGGACAACGGATCGGGGGGCCGTACGACCACCTTCTACACGGGGCCGTCGCTGGCGGGCCCTTGGACCATGGTGGGGACCCCGTGGGTGCAGGCTGGCACGACCTCTACGGCCAACGTCGCGGTGCCGCTCGGCCTGGGCGACCTGGGCCCCATCGCGTGGACCGGCACGGTCGAACGCATCCACGGGGCAGAGGTCCGCTCCGGCATCGACGGCCCCATCGCTGCCAAGGTCGACTGGGCCACGGCCACGGTCGGCGCGGCGACGCACACGGACACCACAGGCCGCGTATGGACCCTGGCAGGGAGCGCAGAAGTCAGCAGCCACGAACCGGTCTTCATGGGGGAGGTCTCCTCCTGGCCCTCACGGTGGGCACCGTCAGGCCAGGACGCGTGGGTGCCCATCGAGGGCGCCGGAATCATGCGGCGGCTCCAACAGGGCCGCAAGGCGCTCAGCTCGACCCTGCGCCGGAGGATCCCGAGCGGGGCGCCGGTGGCGTACTGGCCGATGGAGGAGGGCGACACCGCCACGCAGGCGTACAGCCCCCTCCCCGGCTGCCCTCCGCTCACCGCCCCCGGCCTGGACTGGGCATCCGCCGACACCCTCCCGGGGTCCTCCCCGCTCCCGACGATCACGACCGGGACCACGCTCAAGGCATCCGTGCCGGCCTACCCGAGCAGCACCTCGTGGCAACTGGAGTTCGTGTACTTCCGGGCCGTCGAGCCGACGCTCCTGATGCCCATCATGGAGCTGACGACCGGACTGTCCCCCTGGCCCCGGCTCCTGCTGCGGCTCGGCCCCAGCGGCAGGGTCTACCTGACAGGGGTCAGCGCCGACGGGGATGCTCAATCCGATCTCATTCTGGGGATCAACGCGTCAACGTCCGGCCAGTGGACCAGGCTGCGCGTCACGGCCACACAGGACGGGGCGCTGGTACGGATCACCATCGCGATCATCCCGATCGGCGGACAGGGCGAGGCCCTGAGTACCGCGTTCACGGGCACCATGGGGCCTCTGCGCGGCCTCGCCGGGTTCTACACCTCCACTCTGGACGGGACCGCGATCGGGCACATCACCGTCTTCAACCGGTCGGGTGTCGGCGTGATGGACTACGCCGACCACGGATACAACCGGGAGACAGCAGCCGCCCGGGCCCTGCGGCTCGCCAACGAGGAAGGCGTTCAGCTGGCCGTTCAGGGGGACGTGGCGGCCAGCGCGCCGATGGGGCCCCAGCGCCCGCAGACGCTGATCGAGCTGCTGCACGAGTGCGCGGCGGCGGACGGCGGCATCCTCATGGAAATGCCGCGGTCCCTGGGCCTGATGTACCGGACGCGCACCTCCCTCTACAACCAGGCACCGTCGCTGACCCTGCCGTACGGATCGATCGCGCCGCCGCTGGAGCCCGTCGAGGACGACCAGGCCGTACGGAACGACGTGACCGTGTCACGGCGCGGCGGCGGGTCCGGCCGAGCCGTCGTCGAGACCGGCCCCCTGTCCGTCCTGCCGTCCGAGCAGGGCGGCGTGGGCATCTACGACGAGTCCAACGAGCTGAACCTCGCGGATGACTCGCAGGCGCAACCGATGGCGGGGTGGCTCGCACACCTGGGCACCGTGGACGAGGCCCGCTACCCGAGCATCCGGATCGACCTGCACCGCCACTCGGAGCTGATCCCGGCGGTACTCCGCCTGCGCGTCGGGGACCTGATACGGCTCACCGGCCTGCCCCTGTGGGTGGGTGAACCGACAACGGACCTGCACGTGATGCAGATCCAGCACGAGCCCCGGCCACGGGCCTGGACCGTCACCCTCGTCGGCACCCCCGCCAGCCCGTACCGGGTCGGCGTAGTGGGCGGCGGGACGCGGGTGGACACCGCCGGGTCCCAGCTGGCGGCCGACGTCACAGCGTCCGCCACAACGTGGTCCGTTTCATCGGCTTCGGCTGGCGAACGTTGGATCACCTCGGCCGAGTACCCGGCCGAGTTCCCGCTCACCGCGGCGTGCGGAGGCGAGGAGATCACCGTCACCGCGATCACGGGCACAGCGCCGCCGCAGACGTTCACCGTCGTCCGGTCGGCCAACGGCATCAGCAAACCGCACGCGGCCGGGACCTCGGTCTCGCTGGCCCGCCCTCACGTCGTAGCCCTGTAGGAGGACCCATGGCATTCGCCGGACGCACGATCAATGACGCTCTCCTCACGGAGCTGGCTGCGGAGTGGACGCCGTACACCGCGACCCTGACCGGCACCGTGCTCGGTAACGGCAGCGTCCTGACCCGCTACCAGCAAGCGCGAGACAGGATGCTGGTCGCGTTCACCCTGACCTGGGGGTCAGGGTCCTCGGGAAACATGCCGGTTTTCAGCCTGCCGCGTCCGCCATCCGCTCTGGGGGGCATGCGCTGGTCCGGCGTCCTCATGATCAACCGCGGCGCGGGCACCTGGCGGTCCGGCGTCATGTATTTGGGCGACTCCAGCTCCACCGTCAACACGTACGCGCTGTACGGGTCGTCCGGCGAGGTCACCTCGAACCTCGCCACGGCCGGAATCACGATGACGGCAGGTGGCTGGATGACCGGCCAAATCGAATACGAAGTCGACGTCTAACCGCCCCGCCCCGCCCCGTCCCGTCTCACCCCGCCCCGGCGCCGCCTGGCCCGGGGCTTCCGCATGTCTGGAGACATCCCTCATGGCCACACCGCTCACGGCCGAGCAGCTGCTCGCCGCCATCAAGAGCGCGGGCGCCCGCGTCGTCGAGCACGACGGATGGCGTACCCGCAACCGCAACCACAAGGGCCAGTGGGGGCCCACCCACGGCGTGATGATTCACCACACCGTCAGCACGGGTACGGACGCGTCCGTACGGCTGTGCCGGGACGGGCACGCCTCCCTGCCGGGCCCGCTCTGCCACGGCGTCATCGACAAGGCGGGCACCGTCCACCTGATCGCGAACGGCCGGGCGAATCACGCCGGGCTTGGTGACGACAACGTGCTGCGCGCCGTGATCGCGGAGAAGCCGCTCCCGCCGGACAACGAGGCCAACACCGACGGAAACCGGCACTTCTACGGGTTCGAGTGCGTCAACCTCGGCAACGGGAAGGACCCGTGGCCAGCCGCCCAGGTCGAGGCCATCGCCCGCGCGGCGGCCGGTATCTGCCGGGCTCACGGCTGGGGCGCGGCTTCGGTGATCGGGCACTCGGAGTGGCAGCCGGGCAAGATCGACCCGTACGGGCCGATCGACACCCCGACCGGTCCGGCTCTGACCATGGCGCGCATCCGGGCCCGCGTCGAGCAGCTGCTCGACGACGACAAGCCGACCGTGCCGAGTACCCCCTTGAAGCCGACGCCCAAGCCGACCGTGCCGAAGCCGCCCGCCCCCGCGAAGCCGAAGCCGTACGCGCCGCCCGCCTTCCCCAAGGGGCTCGCGCCGGGCCGCAAGGCCCCGTCCGCGCGCACCCTTCAGCGCGCGCTCAAGGCGGTCGGGTTCATGTCCACGGGCATCCCCGAGGCGGACTCGTACGGGCCCGCCACACAGGCCGCCGTCGCCCGGTTCCACCAGGCGCACCCCGCGTACCGCGCCAAGGGGCTGCACTACGACCCCGCTATCGGCCCGCGCGGGTGGGCCGCCCTCCACACCATCGCCTACGGAAAGCAGAAGTGACCATGAAGCAGAGCACCAAGCGCACCGTCCGTACCGGGCTCCAGGCCGCCGTAGGGGTCGCGGTTGCGCTCCCCGCGATCGTCGCCGCGTCCGGCATCCCCGAGTCCCTGCCGTGGGTGGCCGGGGCCCTCGCCGTCGCGGCCGGCCTCGCCAGGGTCATGGCCCTTCCGCAGGTCGAGCAGCTGCTCGACCGGGTCGGGCTCGGCCTCTCCAAGGACGGGCGCCCGTGACCATCCCCACCCCTTCCGACCCGGCCGCCGTCGCCGTCGAGCTGGAGAAGCTACGCGGCACGATGGAGACGGGATTCGCGCGGGTCGATGGGTCCCTTGCTCTGCTCGTGCAGCGCGGAGACCAGACGGACCGGCAGCTCTCCGACCACGAGCACCGGCTCGACGCTCTGGAGCGGGCCCGCTGGCCGCTCCCGTCCCTGGCCGCTCTGGTTGGTCTCGTCAGCCTCGCCCTGGCCCTCTGGCAGCTCTCTCAGAAGTGAACGCGCCCCCTCCCGCACAGTGCGGGAGGGGGCGGTTTCGTCGTGCCCGGGTCCTACAGGGTGCCGTCCGACACAGCGCCGACCATGGCCGCCAGGGCGCCACGGCCGAAAACAAGGGCGGGCCCGGTCGGGGCCTTACTGTCGCGGACGGCAACCGCGCCGCCGTCCAGGAGGCCGCACTCCACACAGTCGGACTGCGCAGCTGACCGCGACGCCTTCCACCACGCCACGGGCAAAGCTGAGGCGTTGGGAGCGGTACGGGAGGTGGTCATATCTCGTCCCTAATCTTGGTGATCATTTCGGCCGTCTCGGCGGAGGAAAGTGCAACGCTACGCAACCGGCTGAGGGCGTCTTGGTAGGCGGCCACGTTCTCGCGGCCCTCCACATAGAGCGCCTGCGTCAGGCTCTCGATATGGACCACGTCAAGGCTGGCGTACGCCCCGTACCCGAGGATCGAGTAGGCGCCGGTCTGGCCCACATGCGGCGGCTCGGACGCCGGCAACACCTGAATGGTCACGTTCGGCCAGGTGCCCGCCGCTAGCAGGTGACTGAGCTGGTCTCTCATGAGTCGTGGGTCGTCCGTGCGGGTGCGTAGCGCGGACTCACCGATGATCGCCCAGAGGCGCAGTGGATTGTGGCCTGTCAGGACGGCCTGCCGGGCCAGTCGCACCTGCACCAGCGCGGCTACACGCTCCGGCGCGGCGCCGTCCATAGCGGTCGCAGTGATTATCTGGCGGGCGTAGTCGGCGGTCTGGAGCAGGCCCGGGATCATGACCGGCTGCCACGTACTGATCTGCTCGGCCTCGGACTCCAGGCTGATCAGGTCCTCGTACGCGGGGCTGAGCACGGATCGCCATGATGTCCACCACCCGGGCCGCGAGCCTCCACCGGTCAGGCGGAGGAGAGATTCCCTGGTTTCCTCGTCTTCTACACCGCAGGCGTCCAGGATTTTCCGCACGTCTGCGGCGGACGGCTTCGTGCTGGCCGTCTCAATTCGAGAGATCTTCGCGCCGTTGATCTTGCCGTCAGTCCGCCTTGCTACCTCGTCCTGCGTGAGGCCCCGAGACTCGCGGAGAGTGCGCAGGGACGCGCCCAGCTGCCGCCGTCTCACTGTCGGTGCGCTCACGAACTCGTGCCCTTTCGCCGTGTAGTCGGGACCAGTCTGCCGCGATCCGCGCCGCCCTGTCAT